AACTGCTATTAAAGCACATCTTTTGCTTTCATCTAAATTTTGATGAAATAAAAATTCACCATTAACTTTATCGTGAGTAAAATTAAATTTACCTATCAATTCTATTGCCTTCTCTTTTGCTGTCATTTTTTAAATCTTTTTGCGTGAAACTTATATAATTCCATTGTTTTTTTTAATCCTTCATATTCTGTAAATTCTAAATCTACATTGTTTTCCTTTAAGTAAAATATTTCATTGTAGTTACTGATTTGATATTTTATAACATTATATCTATTTGCAGTTTTTGCTGGTTTAATAACATAAGCTAAATCATTTTTCCAACATAAACTCATAGCATCAACTTCATCTGGTTTAGGTACAAACTTTTCTTCTTTAACTTTCACCATTAGTTACATTCTTTTTAAATATAGATTTTAATAAAGTTGGATGCCAACCTTGTGATAAACAAATATCATAAAGTATTTTGCCTAAATCATCAATATTAATATCATCAAAAGTTTCTATTGTTGATGTTTTACCATAAGATGTATATGTTATTTTCATTAGTCTAATTTTAAAAATTCAGCATTACCATTTTCCATAAACCATTCTTTATTCTCTTTGTATTTATCTACAACTGCATCAATCATTACCAGTTCATCTATTGTTGAAGTTTGCAATTTGCTAACTATATTTTCTATTGAACGTAATATATTTGTAGTCATTTCTGGGTCTGTTTTATAAATATTTGTATATTCTAAAAACACTATTTGTTCAAGTTCTTTGTTTAACCTATTAATTAAGTTCTTAATAGTTTGTCTGTATTGTGTTGTAAAGATTAAACTTTCATTAGCTTCTAATAATAATTGTGCTAATAATACAGATTTTAAATACTCTAACTGAATTGGATTTTCTTTCATAAATTTATTTTTATAATTGTTTTGCTTTTGTTATTTCTAAATATGTTACTTCTTTATCTATTTTTTCTCGGTTGTTAAAATATGTTGTTGCTGGATTTTTATTGTTTATTTCCCAAATTGGCTCAATCAAATGTAGATTAAAACTATAAACTCCTTTTGGTGTTGAATTAATATATATTGGTATATCTAAATGCTTTTCACATTCTTGTATAATAGCATCATATTTAACTCTTTCTAATAACAAAGTTTTATAATGCGTTTGCCTACATTTTAATTCAATCCTATGTGCAGTTGATGGACTGTAACAATCCCATCTACTCATTTGATTTTTTGCCTTAACTAAATCAGGATAAATATTTTCAACTAAATAGTTAAATAAATCAATTTCTTTCCAGTTATTCATTTACTTCATAAGTATCATAAACTTTGCGTAAATCACTCATTATAGTTCTCCAGCAACTTGAACAATTTGAATTATCTAATTTTTCATTAAATACGTTTAAATAAATATCTTTAATTGTGTGCTGCTGTTTTGGTGTTAATTGATTTACTCTATTGTCGTATAATATTTTTAAAAACATATATTCATCTTCTTTAAGACAATTTACGTTTCTACGATATGGAATTAAATTGTTTAGTTTTGCTTTACGTTCATCACATTTACAATCTATTCCTGTTGCTTTGCTAAATAATTCAACTACTGCTTTGATACCAGTTGCTTCTGTGATTTGTTCAATAGTATCACCTAATCCTGTTGCTTTCTTTTTACGTCCCATTAGTACATTGTGTTATAATCGTTATTAATATAATCTTGATAATCTTTCATAAACTTTGTGTTTAACACTTCTTTATAATTTTTAATTGAATGAAATATAGAAATTAAACTAATACTTGTTTCTTTTGCAATATCACGCATACTCATATCAGTATCTCTATACAGTTTAAACAGCTTCTTATCATACCAATGCCAGTTTTCAATTTCTTCATCAATCATTAAGCAAATATCATTGTATGCTTTGTGTTCATTTATATTGCTTTCATCACTTAAATTAAACAAAGTATCTATTCCTATTTTATCAACCTTATTACGTTTGTTTAAATACTGAAAACATAAACTTTTAATAGTAAAAAAAACATAACCTTTACGAACATTACCTTTTGCATCAATTATCTTATCAGCATCAGCATATTTCCATAATGCTATATAAACTTCTTGTACAATATCTTCTGCGTAATCATCTACTTTATAAAGGTTAGCAATTTTTACCCATTCTTTATGATGTTGGGCAACCTGTTCTAACCAATAGTTTGTAGACAATTCCATAACTAATACATTTTAATTGTTATTTTACCAGTTTTTGCTACTGGTACTTCTTTTACTTTAATCTTCAAATCTACTTCAGTTAATTCAGTATCTAATTTTAATATAGAATTAAAAGCATTTTGTATTTCATTCCAATTTGCTTCATTTTCCATTTCATTTAATATATACAAATATTGTAACTTTTCTTGCAAGTCTTTAAAATAACTTATTAACATACTGTTATCTGAATTTAATACAAGCATTCTTGCAGCAGATATTTGTAATTCTTCTATGTGGTGTTTCATTGTATCTTTCATTGTTTTATAAATTTAAATATATGTTCTATAATTGGTAAAGTCCAACCATCGCCAAGTAAGCTTCCTGCTTTTGCAGTTGTAAGAATATCGCAATAATTATCGGGAAAACCTTGTAACCTACACATTTCAATTTTATTTACTGTTCTTACTTTTTCGTTTTCTTTAATTAAAGTAATCATTCCAGTAGTTTCGTTTCTATGTAATAAATATTCTTGTTTTGCTTGTTCAGTTGCACCACTACCAGTATTTAAACAAGTATGTTTATCTGTATCAACACATCCACTTGTTATAATATCTTTAAACATTATTCCTTTGTCTTTAGGTTGTGGAATATCAGTAATTATATCACCAAACATTCCATCTTGTCTTGTTCTTATATTACTCCAATAATACCTATCCCTTAATTGTGCAGTAACAAGCGAACTATTAATTCTAACTGGATAAACTCCTAAAGCCCTACTCATAATTCCAACATCTAATTTTGCTGCACTCCCTACATTTTCTTGAAGAAATAATACTTTAGGATTTAATGATTTTATATGTTCTAATATTTCTACAAACACAAAAAATAAACTACTTCTACTTCCATTAATTCCCGCTCTTTTACCAGCAGCAGATAAATCTTGACAGGGTGAACCTGATAAAACTAAATTAATACTTTTCCAATCAATATTCCATTCTTTCCATTTTGTTACATCTCCAACTTGAATAGTATCTGGAAAATGGTATTGTGTTAATTCTATTGCATAAGGTTTAATTTCACTTGAATAATATTTATTTACTTTAATACCTACATTTTCTAATGCTTGTCTGCCAGTATTCATTCCGTTAAATAGTGATAATACATTCATCTTAAAATATATCTTTTAATGGGTCATAAAATGCTCCTTCTACTTGTGGTAATCCAAAGTTATTTACTTTAAAATTAAAATCTTCAAATGGTGCATTTCTACTTCTTTTACAACTTACTTTAACTAATCCTTTATTAACTGTATTTAACTCTAAACTAATTTGTGTTTCTGTTTTCTTTTCCAAGAATGAACCTAAATGACCAGTTGGTTTATCAGTTCCAAAATTAGAATGTATTACAGTTACAATATGACAATCTAATTCTTTTGTCCATTTCATTAGCTTTTGTACTACATTATTGCTTTCTTCAATGTTGTTTACATCACTACATAAATCAGCAATACCATCAATAATAACTAAACCTATATTTTTACCATCTAATCTGTCATATAAGTAGTGTTCAATTATTTCTATTCTGTCATTAAAGCTATATTGTCTTAAAGCTAATGTATGGTATTTATCTATGTTCTTTAATCCTGCCATTTCTAATGGTCTTTTAAAAACCATTTGTGCGTGAAAATTACCTTGTTCAGTATCAAAATGTATTAAGTGTTTATCATTTCTATTTGCTTTTAAATCACCACAAAACTGATGTAAATCTTCTGCTAAATAAATTGCTGATAATAATGATACAAAAAATGTTTTTTTACTTTTAGGTGGTGCTTGTACAAAACTAAAGTTACCATAAGTTCCTATTGGTACTGGAAATATAATTTCGCCATCTTTGCTTTCATAACTTTTAAAACCAAATGATATTGCTGGTTTTGGATGTTCTACTTTTTCTAATGGATTTAATATAGCTTCATCAACTATAAATTCCATCATTAAACGTTTTTCTTGTTTTTGTTCTTTTGTCATTGTTTTTGTTAAAAAAAGGGTAGCTTTTACACTACCCAATTAAATTAAAATGGTAAATCACTTTCAACTGTTGCAGCAGATGCTTTTTCTTTTTTAGGAGCAGTTTTGATATTACCATCAGTCCAAACTACATTACCATTTCCTAAATAAACTTTAGCTTTCTTTGCTTCACGTTCTTCTTGTGATTGACTATCAGTTAAAGAAACATTTTGCCCATACTGATTTGGTTCATCATTTACACCTATAGTAAAATTGTAATAAACAGCACCATCTTTTCCTGATACAAATTTTTCTTTTGGTAATTTGTCTACTCTTAAACTAACATTAATAATTGCACTCATATTTTTTTTATTTAAAATTTGCTTACTCTATATAGTTTTCAGCTTCCCTATTTTACTTTTAATAATTCATCTTTAACTGCTTTAGCTAATTTATATTTATTTTCAATAGTTGCAATATTACCACCATTTTTTAAATATTCAATAGCTTTGTTAAATTCTGGTGTATTTTTATTTAACCATTTTAAATCATCTTCTGCTTTTACTTCTTTGTCGTGTTTATTAGTTGCATCAGCATCTTGTGTATCATCAATTAAAAGTAAGTTACCTAATGCATATTTTTTAGCATAAGAAGAAGCTGAACCAAATTGTTGTGGTACTTGCATTCCTTTTTGGTTTAAATCTACACCTACAATAGCTGTTGCTGATATTTCATTTACACCATTATTATCATAAATTGTAGCAGTACTTTCTAACATTGGTAAATATGCTTCAGTTGATATTATTCTTTCACTAATTACAAAAGATACTTCATACTTTCCATTAAATGGTTTTAATGCTTCTAATATATCTTCAGCACTACGAAAATTGTATTTACCAAAACTATTAAATTTTGATTTGTTTGCTTTAAATTCTTTTTGAATTAAAGATAGTTTTTGATTTAAGTTTAAATCTTTCATTTTACTTTGTTTTTAAATTGTATAATTCCTTTTTTATAATTGTTTTGTACTCTTTTGGGCATTGTTCATCTGCTAATTCAAAGCAATAAGTTTCTAATGTGCTTAATAAGCTTTCTAATTCGCAAATCTTGTTTTGCATTGTTTCAATTCTAAATCTGTTGTAGTCTAATAAATCTTTCATTGTTATTTGTTTTTAAAGTTTTCATTATAATATTCTTCTCCTGTTAAAATATAAGTGTAATTTGTAATACCACCAGATTTTTTTTCTTTATTTCCGTGTGCATCTATTAATTGTTGCTTTTCTAATTCAAAAAATTTATAATAATCATTTATAAACTTTCTGCCTTCTAAAGTATTTGTGTTAAATAAATTAGGATGCTCAATTTCTAATTGGCTGAATAGTTCTTGTATTGCTGTTTTCATAATGTTTGTTTTTAATTATGGTACAAATCTAACTATTAAATTAATACAAAAATAAACTTTAACATTTCTTTAACATTTAGACAAAAAAAAGAGTGGCTATAAAACCACTCCTTCTTGACAAAAACAATTTAAAACATTATGTAAATTTATGCAGAATATTTACTTGTTGTTTATAGTAATCAATCATATCAATTAATTCTACATCAGCAAATTTAACTATTTGTTTTGATTTTAAATAAAGTTCTTCAGCTAACTTATTACCAAGATATAAACTATATTTATATTGTTCACCTGAATGATAAACATTGCACCCTACACATTGAACTTGACAGTTATCTTCGTCCCATCTTGTTGAGTAATTTGCTCTACTCATAAAATGCCCGTTTTGCATCTTTTTCCAATGGTCTTTTTTACCACAAGTTACACATTCAGCAATTTCATTTTTAGCATATCTTAACCTGATAAATTGACTAAAAACAGTATCTAATTCTTTTATTAGATTTTTTCTTAAAGGTTTCTTTGCTACTTTAGCCATATAACGTATTTTAGATATGATTTAAACAAAGATAATTGATTTTAAGTATACTTATATAACTTGACTAAAAATAGTGTTTTAAAAACGTTTATTTTATTTATTAATAATATATATAATATAAATAACTTATTTAATTCAAGAATATTTAAATATATAATATAATATATATATTAAAAAATATAATAATAAATATATAATATATTAAATAAATAATTTTAAAATATTAAATCTATATTTATAAATCAAATATAATAATATAATTAATAATAATAAATAAAAATATACAACTAAACTTTCTTTTTTATGTATTTTCTTTTCTTTTAATACTTTTGAAGTAGAAACAACTTGCTTACTATGCTTTATTTGTTGTTTTAAAGCGTTTTTAGACACTTTCTTTTGATTTATATGTAAACTATTGTCTTTTGTTTTTTTGTGTCTTATTTTAACGTTTTTATAAGTTTTACCATTTACAACTATTTCTTTTGTGTTGTCTATTGGTTCAATTATAAATTCATCTTCTGTTTTATCTATTTTAGAATTGTTGTTTATTTCAGTATTTTCATTTGTTTTTATTTCTGTTTTTACATCAATAACTAAAACACTATCTTTTTTTTCTTCTATTGTTGTTTTATTAACTTTTCTTGAACCACAAGATAAAAATAATAAACTAACTAAAATATAAATCAGCTTCTTCATTTCTTCTATTTGTTAAACCATTAAGAACTTTACCACCAGCTTTATTCCATTTTAAAAATTCATCTTTAATAGTCAAATCATCAGGGTTTCTATTTACTTTTTTTAATAAAGTACTTGAACTAAAATTACCAGTTCCAACATTATAAGCAAATGAAACTAAAGAATTAAATTGATTTTGATTTATATTTGATGTTACTAATGTATCTACTCTTTTAGCAAATCTATTAGCTATTTCTTTAAACATTTCAAAAGCTTGTTGTTTAGTAATATCTTTATCTAATAAAGTTACTCTTTTACCATCTGTATAATATGTATTTCCATAACCAATAGTTGGTATTTTAGCTGGACACAAATATGGTTTTAAACTCAATCCTTCGTGTTTAGTTATTAATAAATAACCTTTATTATCTAATATCATTTGTCATCTTTTTTATTTAATAGTTTAATCGTTTGTATTAATGTATAGACTATTGATACAGTCAAAAGTATTATTTTTAATGTTTGCTCTATATTACTGAATGATATAATCATTGAGGCAGTATTCAAAGTGTAGATTTTTAAAGATTGAGGAATCATATTATATTATGTTTTTAATTTTGCAACAATATCAGTAAATCCTTGAATGCCTATATATGCAGTGGCAACAATTACCCAGTCACCAGATGTTATATTACTAAAAAATAAACCTACACAAGCTACTATAAAAACTAATAGCTTTCTGCTAATCCATTTATTCAACAACCTATCTAATGTTTCTTTGCTCATTGTTATATTTGTATTGCTTCTGCTTGTTGGAATATTTCGTCTACTTGGTCATCAGTCATTTGTGTAACTGACTGAATAAATAATACAGTCTGCGAGTACCTTTCTACTGTTGTGCCATAGTTCCAAACATTTTTAGCAGCAGTTTTATTTGGTTCTTCTAATTGGTCTAATGCACTCTCTATTGTAGCTATTAGATTCATTAAATTTAAAATAGTTCTCAATCTCCAAAGTTGTACCTCTGCTGGTGTTTTGTCTTTAAATGCTTGTTCAATTTCTTCTTGTGTTGCTCCCTCGTAAAATTCTCGTGTATCAAAGTTAAAATAAGGTTTAACCATTACAACTTGTAAAAGTTCATCGATTAATGTTTGACTTTCTAAACATTCATTTGAGTAGGTTACTCCTACAACTTGATTTGTTGCTATTTCTATTATTGTTTTCATTTAATTAGATATTGATAACATATTACCGATTATACTATCTGATGCATTTGCTAGTTGAATAGTAGCAAAAATAAAAAATTGATTTGCTGGATTTAAAGTAGTTGATGTCAAAGTCTGTCCACTTGCAATAATATCAGTTAACGTACTTGATGTAAATGCAAATCCATATAAATTACCGCCATTCAAATTAAAATTTCTTTGCATTATATTAACTTGAGCAGTTGCAGTTCCACTATAAGTGGCAATAGTTGGCGCTCCAACAACAGTATTTGTTGTGTTAATTCTTAAACGTAAAGTATAAGTTCCTAACGCAGTTGTTTTATTTGCTCCAAATAACACTCTTATAATGTCAGTACTACTAAAAGCAGTAGCTGGAATTGTTGCAGTAAATAAAGGAGGACTTTCACTAGTTGTTCCAGTGTGAACAGTTTGTGATGTTTGTATATTTTTATAAGGAGTATATGATAATACAGCTTGTTTTAAAGCCAAAGCATCAAATACAGCATTTTGACTTGGTGCAATAGTTGTAACTCCATCTGTAATACTATCAGCTACTTTTGCATCAATAGCAGTTTGTTGTGCAGTTGAAACTGGTTTGTTTGCATCAGAAGTATTATCAACGTTTCCTAATCCTACAAAAGTTTTATCTATTGTTTTATTTTTCCATAAATCTGTTGAAGTTTCATAAACTAAACCTTGATTGTTTAATGGTGTATCTATAAATACATTGTGAAGTTCATCTAATTCCCAACCATTCATTATTTTTACATATATCTTACCATTGTTTGCGTGAGCATATTCTACATAACCTATAATAACAATATGACCAGTTGAACCATTTGGTTTTATATTTGTAATTCTACCAGCAGTTGTTGGACTTAAATATAAAACATCACCATCTGACCAAGTTTCACTTTGTAAACTTCCTGTTGTATTTATTCCTTCTAATTGACCTACTGTAATAATAAATCCTTCTTGATTTGCAGCAATAGTTTCTGTTACAATACCTAAAGTATCAGCACTATTTAAATCATTATTTGCTTGTGCTAAATTAACTGCTAATCTTTGACCTTGAGCACCACTAACTTTTACAACTTGATATGCTGCTTTTGTTAATGTAGTATTTGGTGAAACTTTGTTTACTACTCTTGCTACTAAATCAACTCCATTTTTTAATATAACAGAACCACCTTTTAAAGTAGTTTCTGAACTACCTATTGTATCATTCCATCTTGTAACAGCAACTCCAGCAGTTCCAGTTGGTGTTGTGTCTAATTCTATTTGTCCAGCCTTTAATTCATATTCACCTAAATCAACATTAGCATTTGCACCAGTGTATGGTACTAAAGTGGAAACATCTGGAATAGTTGGCTTATTTAATATTTGTGCTACTCCAGAAACGGCATTCCAATCGCTATTAACTTGTGCTGCTGGTATTGTAGGTTTATTTAATATTTCAGCAACTCCACTTGTTGCATCCCAATCAGCATTAACTTGTTCGAATTCTTGTAATTCCCAAACTGCTGCATCTTCTGTTGGGTCTGTACAAAGATAAACATCACCATTATCTAAAATCCATCTTGTGTTTTGAACAAAACCTTTTGTTACATCATCTGTTGCAGTTGGCACTTCAGTAAAATTATATGATACTTCACGAATAACATTACCGCTACTATTCGTTATATAAAGTCTACCAGCTTCCCATTTATGCTCATATCCTAAACCACATATTTGAGCAATACCACCTAAACCACCATTACCAGCATCAATAGTTCCTTTTTTAAGCATTGAACCATTATCTAATATAACAGCATCACCATTAGAAATACTTATATTTTCACCATCAGTAATATTACCTAATACTAAAGTTTCTGCTAATGTTTGTGTTCCACCACCACCACCAGTTATTTTATTAATATTAACTGTAATAAGATTATCAGTTACATTAATAGTAACTTCTTCAATGGTTTCATTTACGTTTATATCTATAATATCACTCATTATCTTGTTACATCATTTTTAATTACAAAATTTCCACTTATGTAAGTCTTAACAGTACCATCACCAAATTCTATTTCTATATCATATAAATAGTTATATGCACAAATATCAATTATCTGCTCATTTATCTTAAATAAACCATTTACATCATCAGTAATTGTTATACCAGCATCGTCAACTGAAGTTAAAGATAAAGCTGGAATACCACCATATTCTTTTCTTAACTGCATTCTAATAATAGCATCTTCTAAACTATATGGTTCATCGTTTAATAGTATCTCAAAAGGTACTTCTTCAAATGTGTCTCCTTTAATGCTTTGAAAATTTAATCCCATCTTTAGTTTTGTTTTCTATTTTTTTTAAAAATATTTCTAACTTCTTAATGTTAGCTTGTTTTGGTTTATACTTATTTATCATAGTACCCATCCAGTAAAATAAGCATCTTTATCTGGATACATATCACCATTTGAATTAGAATTGTATTCAGGAAAATCTGCTTGATTAAAACTCATAAAATCTATAAACCTATTTGTGTAATGTTGTGCTATATCCCTTGCTTTTTCTACCAAAAAATCAATTTCATTCTTTTCAACATTTGTAGCGTTTTCTGATGTATGTTTGTAAATACCTTTTCCAGCGATTGTAATGGCTAAAAACGGCAAAGCTTCTACCATAGACCAGTGTATTACCATAGGTTTAATATACTTGCTTAAAAGCGTTGTATATGGTTCTGTTAAGTCGTCATTTACAATATCATCATTTAGTCTATTAAATAATTGTGTACCTAAATATGTTTGTATATGTGTGTCTTGTGCGATTTTTGTATACTGAATGAAACGGTCTACATCAATGTTGCCATTTAATGCTGTAAACCTAACTATATCATCCCTACTTATAAATAATGCCTGTGCCATATCTTAATTTTTAAATCCCATTTTGTCCCAATACTCTTGTGTAAAACCTTTTGTTGGCATATCTGCTGGTTTCATAGCAACTTCTTTTTCATTTCTTATTCTATAACCATACTTTTCAGCAATAGCTGGACTAATTACTTTTTCTTTTGCTTTTGGATTTGTAGGGTCTATTTTAACACCTTCAAAGTTTGCATAAGTTCTGCGAAGCCATTTATGGAGGCATCTGGGACCGCCTTTATACAACCAGATTGAGTAATTATCAGCACCACCTTTTCCAAAACCAGCATTAACTGCTTGACTTTCCATAGCAATAATATCTTCTTTTCTATATACCTTATCAGCATTAATCATTTTATTGCAAAATTCTCTTTGACCAGTAGCATTACCACTATAAACATATCTTGTAATGAATTGTACGCCATCAATAAGTTCATCTTGTTCTTGACTTTTAGCATTTGGTCTTGCTACACCTGTTGAAACAAATTGCCATAATTTAGATAATGTACTTTTGCTTTTTTTATTATTTTCGTTTATGAAATTAATTTCAGCATCATATTCATCTTCTTTTTCATAATCAACTTCTACTTCATCAACTAAAGTCCATTCATTACCTAATATTTCACCTTTAGAAATTAAAGCATCAGCAATATCAGAACTCAAACAATTATGTGAACTTAAACCAGTTTCTTCTTTTACTTGTTCATCTGTTTGTGCGTTATCTAATTCAGTAAATTCTAATGGCTGTATAGTTTTAAAGTATAATTTTAAACTAATATCATTGTAAAATAATATTTCATCTAATGCTTCAATAATTTCATATTGGTATGGTTTAATAACTATATTATCAAATAATAGCGTAGCAGTCTTTATTTCATCTGCATTGTTACCTAAACCACCATCACCATTTCTAATTCCTAATAACATTGGTGAAGTAACTCTATGCCCTACAATTAATTTATTAAAGCATTCATTACTTAAATATTCATAGTGTGCTGGTGCATCATTTAATGGTATATCTTCAACTGTTGTTTTGCTTTCAGCATTTGCATTAAAAGCTACAATTACTTTATCACCTCTTGAACCAGTTAGTTTGTTTTTAACATCTGCTTTAATCTGGTCACGCATCTCCTCTGTTGGAATTCCATTATTGAAATTTATAACTTTTGTTCCGCTGAAGCCACATTTAACGTCATTAATTTGATATTCAGATATTTCTTCTTCTAATACTGCATAATCTAAAGCACCATTATAATCAACTGGTGTATAATAGTGAAATATTGGTAAATAAGGTTTAATAACCATTATTTCAATTTCATTACCATTTCCAAAACCAAATGCTGGTATTCTTTTTAATACTTCAGAAGGTTTAACTTTACTCCAATCAGCACAATAAAAGTATGCTTCTATTTCTCCTTTATCATTACATTTTTCTGCTCTTAAAGTATGAATAGGAAAATGCTCAACTTTAACTACTTTATTCTTTTGCTTTACTATTTGCATAGAAGCCATACCCATTAGTTTGCGTTCTAAACATACTTTACGCAACATATCTGGCTTAAATAAAGTTTTCATTTGTGCGTATTCATTTGGCTTTCTTGATGCATCTAAAGCATCTAAACCTTTACCATATATCATATTAGATATACCTGTAATAATAGCACCATTTGTTGTTGAATACAAGAACCTATCAATTAAAAACTGAAAGTAATTATTATCATCACCATACTCAATATAACCTTGCTTTTTATTTTCTTGTATTTTAGGTGATGTATAAGCACTTAAATTTACAATAGAAATATTTGAATTACTCATAAACTATATAATCATTAGTTGTTTGATTTGCTACATATTGACCATCGTTAATTGAAAAATTAGCAATAACTTGATTTGTGCAAAATATTTTATCTTTATAAACTACATCAGTATTGTTAAGAATAGATAACGTATAAAAGTTACCTTCTTTTAAATCAAATGTAGCTGTTGTGTATAGATAATAACCATCTATATAAAAATCAGATGTTATAGTAGTACTTTCATTTGTCATTTCATTTACCAAAACTATTGATGTAGCAGCATAAGTTCTTGGAATGAATTTCAAAGATTGTTCTTCTACTTGCTCTTTTAAAATTATCATTATCTTTTTATTTAAAAATAAAAGTATATTAAAATTGTTTTAAAATAAAAAAGGGACACTTAAAGCATCCCTTAATTAAAAAACAAAAAAACAATTATTAATCTGTAATAATTACATTAAATCCAGTAGTTGATAAATCATTCAACAAGAAGTTTGCTGGAACTGGTTCCATTCCTGTAAGTGTTAATGTATAACCACTTAAATCACCCATAGCTGCACCAGTTACAACAGTTCCACCTGTTACATCCATTCCGTGTTCTAATCCACAATAAAAGAAATTACCATTGTTATCTTCAACAATTACTTGTGGTCTACCATAAGACAAAAGCTTAATTTGTTTGTTGTCTGTTATTGATAATTTTTTCAAAGTCAATGCCAATTCTTGTTGAAAGAATGTAGTACCATTTTCTCTAGAAGATGTAATTGTTTGTGTAAAAGATGAATTACCTTTTAACTCATATCTGTAAGCATCTGGAGTTCCACCTATTTCATCAATAGCATCTGTTTGGTCACCTGTACCATAAGTAAAACTTGTTACTTCCCCCCAATTTACAAAGTAAACTGCTTTTAATCCACCATTGCTATCTTTGCAAGGTTCTAATCTACCTAAACTAATATCACAAGCCATATTTTTATATATTTAAAGTTAAAAAAAAGGTGGTGTTTATTGCACCACCCTTAATTTGATTAATAATTAATTATTAGTTAGCAGCGTTAGTAATACCGTAAGTAGTAATATCTTCTACTATTCCGTATTGTACACCAGCTGTAAATCTCATTACAACTCTAACATTTTGCGAACCATCAATATCAGCCATATCAATCAATTTAACTTCTTGGTTATCTGATAAAAGACCAGTTCCAAAGTACAAGTTAGATTTTTGAGCAGCAATAGCAACTGTTGGTGCTAATCCGTTTGCAACAAATATTTTAATTCCATCAAAAGAAAGTGAACCATTATTCCACCATTGTGTTCCCATTGCGTTTGTACCATTAGCACCTAAACCTGATGCACCAAATCCACCTAATGCTCTTACATATGCTCTTGCTGTTGCTTGAGAAACGTATAAGTATAAATCTTCTTTTCCGTATAATGTAGCTGGAATAGCATCAACTAATTTTCCTAATTCTGCGATAACTGTTGCAGCAGCAGTAATGTTTGTTGAAGTAGCAGCAACTTCTTGAGCAGCTGGTAAACCAGCATCTAAAGTAAGCAATCTTGTAAATCCGTTAAATTCTCCAGCATTAGCAGTAACACCAGCCCAAATGTTTCTTTCTGTTTTGTCAGCAACTTTAGCAGCAACGTGAGCTAATAAGAAATCAGCAAATGAAGGTGGCAAATTGTCGAAAGCAGAATATCCCATTTGAACGGCTTCCCAATCACTACGGAAATCTTTCTTACATAATTGTAGATTTACTTGGAATTCTTCTGGTTGTAAGATTTTTTCTGTTAAAGTTAAAGTAGAAGTTGCATCAAAATCACAAGTTGCATCTTTTACGATTGCATCAGTAGCAATCTTCTTAATTACTTCTTTGTATTTAACATTTGGTTTTACTTCAATACCACCATTTTCGATAGTTGAAGCACTTAATAAAGCTGCTGATATGTATTTACCTGCAAACTCACCAGCATAGGTTGTTGTAATACTTGTTGTTGTAGCCATTTTTTATTTAATTTTTATTTTTATTATTTGTTTAATTTATTCAATACTACATCAAATGTTGTAGCTTGTCTTTTTCTTGAATATAAATTCATTTTAACTTCATTAGTAGCTTCTGGATTGTGTGATAAAACTTCAATGTTATCATTTGATAATTCTACTGTTTCTGTTTTAACACTTTTCAATTCAGCAATTTCTGCTCTTAATTTTTCAATTTCTGAAAAGAACATTTCTTTAGTTACACTTTCAACTACTCTTTTTGGTGTAGCTGTTTCAGTTGCCATTTCTTCTTCTTTTTTAGTAGTTTCTACTTCTTCTTCAACTTCAGGTGCTTCTTCTGGCATTTCAATAGATGCAATAACACCTTCAGTTTCTACTTTCAAAACATTACCATCTTCTAACATATATTCACCAACTGGCATTGGTACTCTTTCATCTTCATTAACAATAAAGACTGCCATTTCTGGTTCAAATGTTTCTGCTTCAATAACAGTAACACCATCCATTAGTTTCATTTGAGCAAGTTTTACATCCATACCCAAAAGTTCTTTAATTTGATTTACTACGTTCATACTTTTTTTATTTACTTATTATTATTATAAAGAATTATACAACTTCATATATTCACTGCTTAATTTTTCAGCATCATTCTTTAATTTTTTAAATTTATCAGCAACTTCAGTAGCATCTAAATCAATAGCTTTTTTTATAGCATTATCAGCTTGTGCTGGTATATTTTGGTCTAAAATAATTAAAGCTTGTGAATACATATTTTTTACTTTTTGTTTTTCAGCATTAGCTTCTTTTATCATATTAAAACCTTTATCAAATAAAGCTTGTAAATCTTGTAAAATTCCTAATTCTACTTTTGTATTTGCTAATTCTACTTTGTCAAATAACTTGTTACCAATCTTTGTTACTTCTGGTGTCATCTATTTTTTTATTTAAAAATTATTATTATTTAAACTTGTTATAAATTGGTTAGCCATTTGTTCTAACCATTGTTCTTACTCCATCAACTTGTGTTACTGTTGAAGTACCTTGTGCAACTGTTGAACCAATACCTTGATTTATTAATTCACCTTTGCAACATTCTGCTGAATATGTGCTATCATCACATAAACAACCTCTTTTAGCGTCTTTTGGACTTGTGTATTTATTTTTTCCCATTTTAAATATGTTAAACATTAATTAGTATTTGTTTTATTTTTTCAATCAATTCTTGCTCTTTACTTTCTTGTAGATTTAATTCTGCTTTTTCAGAGAAATATCCTTCTATGCTATATCCTTGATATAAACCATTTTTAACATCTGCCCAAACTTCATCATTGTCTATTCTTTGAACTACAACCCAAGCACCTTCAACTGCATTTAAATTATAAATAGCTGATTTATCTTTTTTAATATCTTCAACTATCCAACTTTCAATTGTATAAACACCTTCTGTTTTCTTTTCGTGTTCTAATGTTGAATTATGTATTTTAAGTTTCTTTAAATATAATTCTGATGCTTTTCTAACTGTATCTTTTGAAAATCTAATGTTGTATTCATAATCACCATTACGTCTGTAAATATCTTTTTCAGGAATTAAAGCTAAACCAATAACTATTCTTTTATCTTCATCAATAGTTTTTAATTCTACTTTGTGTTCATTTAGTGCAACCCAATTTTCTTCAATAGCTGGAAATTTAACTAAACTAATAGCATCAATTCCATCTTGAATATTTTCTTCGTCTATATCTAAATAAATAGTTTCTAACTTTTTCATTATGCTTTTTTTTAAAAATTAAATTATTTATATTTTGTTTTAAATAAGTATCATTAAGTCTGTTTTTATTAGTTAATGATACTTTTAAGTAACATTATCCTAAAGTAGCGTTTTGCACTATACCTCTATTTAAACCTTGTTGTGTAGTTACATCCGAACCAACAACAAATGCTTTTATTGGTTGACTATCTCTATTAGCTATACTTTCTGCTATTTGATTTGCACCACCTTGACCAACTACATTAAAACTTGGCGCACTTGGAGTACCGCCAGTTGAAGGAGAAGCACTACCACCACCACCGCCATTAGGTGTTTTAACTGCTAAAATCTTTTTAACAGATGCGTAACCTGAAGCTAATGCACCAGCTGCTGCAACTGCTCCCAAAGCAATACCTACGGGTCCTGGAACTGCTGATACCATTCCTTTAAATGCTGAAACTCCGGATTGTATTGTGTCTATTGTTGTTGCTGCTATTGCTGCTGCTTTTCCAGCTGCTGTACTTTCACCTAATAAAGTTGCTGCTGTTTTAAGACCAGATGACATTGATTGTAATGCTTTTTGTTTTGCTGCTGCTTCTTCTTCTGCTATTTTAACCCTTGCATCTTTATTTTCTTTTAGTAATTTTGTACGTTCTTCTTCTGATATATTAGTAGCTTCAGTTATTAATCTTTCTTGTTCTGTTAATGCTTCTAATTTTGTTTCAAAAGTTGCTTTATCATTTTCAATAATTAATTGTTCTTTTTCTAATTTTTTATTAAATCTATATGTATCAATTTCATCTTGTGTAAGTGTAATTTGATTTTCTATTTCTTGTTTTTTAGTAGCGTATTCATTTTCAGCATCTATTCTTGCTTGTGTACCTTCTTTAGTTGTGTTAATTACGTTTTGTAATCTTTCTAATTCTTGTGTTTGTGCAAATTCTAATGCTGATTTTTTAGCTAATAAAATAGCTTCTTCATCTTTTAATCTTTCAGCATCAAATTGTTTTTGGTCTATTGCTAATTGTGTTTCAGCTTCATTTTTGCTTTTTGTTAAATCTAATAGTTCTTTATTAAGTGCTAAATCATTTGCTTTTTGTTCTGACCTTAATCCTTCTATTTGTGCTAATACACCTTCCCTATTTGCTAAAGCATTAGTTAAAGCAACTTGATTTTCTATACTTTTGTTTTGTTGTAATGTAGCATTTGCAGCAGCTATTTGGGCATCAGCAGCACCAAGCATAGCTTTTTCTTGATTGTTTAAAACATTTTTTAAATCATTATTAGCTTTTATTCTATCATCAACACTATTCCTTTCTTCATCTCTAATTTGTCTTAATTTTTCTGCTTGTCTATCATATTGTTCTACTAACCTTGCTTGATTTGCTTCTGCTAATTTTGCGTTATTTTGTAATTGTGTATTTGCTTTTGCTTGTTCATAAGCAGCAGAAACAGATATTTTAGAAACACCATCAATAGTTCCTTCAACAACTGCGCCTACTTCACTAATAGCTGTACCAATATTATTTGCAACTTTCTTACCAGCTTCTAATGCATCTTTACCAACTTCAACAATATTATCTTTTGTAGTTGAAATTCTTTTATTTAATTTTTCTATTGTTTTAGCATCACCATCACCAAAGAAACTTTCTTCCCAAGCAAGTTTTGCTTCATCAATAGCTAAAGAAATTGAATAAAAACCTAATTTTAAAGGTGTTAATGATAGTGTAATTAAACCAGATATTACTGCTGATAATCCTTTAAAGCCATCACTTGATTGATTTACTTTTTCAACAACTGAAACAACAACATCAACAACTTTACTAAATACATTTACAACAGTACCCATAGCAGTAGCGACTGTATCAGCAACTTTTTGATTGCTCATAAATACTTCTTTCAATGTACCCATAGCACTAATCACAAGACCAATGCCCATAGCTTTAATTGCTAATCCTACACCTTTAAACCCATCAGCTAAAGTCTTTGTACTTTTCTCAACTTCATCTGTACTTTTACCAACTTTTTTTACTTCATCAGTTGTATTATCTAAATTTTTATTTAAAGATTTAATTTCTTTAGTTACATCATCAATGTTACTATTTATCTTTAAATTTATTTCTTTGTTTTCCATTCTCTTTTTATTTGTTTAAATGTTCTTGACCAAGTTGTTGGTAATTCATATTTACCTTTTGCAATTTCTATTGTTTCTGATTGTCCGTAATGCTCATCTAATTGTAGCATTTCAAGTATTAACTTTATCATATTCCAGTTTGTGTTACAATTATATTTTCAAGTTTTGCTGTTGAACCACCTATTTTATATTGTATTGTTATTAATTCAGTCCTATCTAATCCAGTTGTGTTTTCTGGAACTGTAACTGTTAATGTTATATCACTTATATTATTACTTGGGTCACTATAAATCAAATATCCAGTCGAAGTTTTTACATTAAAACTATCATAATCATTTAAGTATATTTCTAAATCAAATGTTAATTCTTCTTTGTCTGTTTGAATTATATCCATACTTGCAAATCTATAACCTACTGTACTTGCTGCATCAACACCTCTGTAATCTGTTAATAGTTCTAAATCAGTTTCTCCAGTTGTTAAATCAGTAGTAAATGAATTTATAATATATCTTTTATTTCTTATTACTAATCTATCATTTAATGCAATTCCTAAAGGTATTCCAGCACCATTTGTTACACTACTTCCTAATAAACTTGGTGGCAATAATGCTTTTGCTTTTACTAATCTTGTTTTTATGTTATAAAGATTATCTATAAAGTTTTTATAGTGTCTAAAATACAATCCTTGTGGTGCTAATTGGTTTAACCAACTTGATTGTTCATTACCAAAATTCATTGTCATTAATTGAGAATGTGTAACATCTGTTGGCATATTATCGTATTCATTTGAGAAACGATTATAAGCATTTATTTGTGTTGCTGCCCCTACACTATTAGTTACATAAATTTGGTCTGTTCCAGTTAAACCGGTTACTCTTTGACTTAAATAAATAAGCATAGGTTTTGGAATATAAGGTTTTTGGTCTTTGTCTATTAAAGTTGCAGTCTGAAATAATTTTCCTTGTTTTGGAACTTCAAATAAAACATTTTCAAATGGCAGTTTAATATCATAAGTAGAGTTCTCTGTAATCCTTTCTGAATTATAAATTAAGTCACCATAGTTTTGTTGGTATAAACCTTTATACGCTTCATTTAAGATGTTTTTACTCTCCTCATAAGTAAAGTTAATACTCTTGAATAACTTTGGCTTATTTATGCTCATTTCATTTTCGTAAGTGTACTCTGTTATATCCAAAATCTTACCAGCATTGTAATACATTTCAAGTGGTAAAAACTCATAAGTATTATTCTGCCTTGGAATAATCATTAAATTAAATGCTTTTATTATACCAGTTATAAAATCTATAATTTTCATATCTGGCATATAATTACCTATATTTATTATAGAACTTATATTATTAATTAAATTTGTTATTACTCTAGATTGAGTTGTAACAAAATTACTAGTAGTATAATTAAAATATTGTTTTTGATAAAATAAAGATGCATTGTAAGTTAATGGAGAAGTCGCTGATAATTTAAAAGTATATCTATGATTTGCAGTTGGGTCATCTCTTCTTCTTACTCTATCAACTTGTATATCTTGAATTCCAGTTTGTGTAATTGTTGAAAGTAAAACCCCGTTTTTATATGTATATAAAACATAAGGAATAGTAGTAAAACCAGCATCTGGATTTACCCTAACAAATACTGTAAAATTTTGAGTGTTTCCACTTGAACTACCCCATCCCCAATTTGTTGTTAAAGTGTCTGTTGTTAAATTGAATTCTGGGAATGTTGGTGTATTAGGCGAAGAAGTTACAACAGAAGTAAAATTTAAATTTTCTGGCTGTGATATATATTCCATTTTTAAACTTGGCTTTAAATATAAATACAATTCAATCCATTGTTGTAAATTAAAAAAACTTCCATTAAAATTAACTCCATATTTTGCTTCTATTCTTGCAAATATATTTTGTACTGTTATTGCTGGAAATAACTCATTCCATTTTATTGCCCCTCCTACTGTAGTTATATCTGTTGGACTTCCATCTTGATAACTATATTTATTTGCGTTGCCTATTAAAGGATATCTAACATTAAAAAAACCAGTTATCCTATTTCTTACCTCTGATGAAGTATAAATATGGTTAAAACTTGAAAAATCTAAACTTTGTAGTTTATCATCTTTTATTATATCTTTTAACTGCACCAAGTTTCCATAAAACGTAACTGTATAACTTTCAATAAATCCGTCTTTTTTGTCTGCTTTTTCTAATTGAATAGTTCCATCTTTAAATCTATGTGTGTTTACTTCGATATAAGCATCGTATCTCATTCTATGGTCAAAACCATTATCGATACTGCTTTCGTACCAATGCGATAAAATTTGATTATTATTCTTTGATGCTGGAATAGTAAAAGACTGCGTGTAGTCTGTATATAATTTACCTATGTCGTTTGCGTTCCCAATTTGTGAAGTGATGCTAATTTTTTCATCTTTGAATAAATCTAACCTTTGGTATTCACTTTTGTATATTTCAAAATCATCTCCATTCGCTAATGGTATTGCAGTTTCAAAATCTATTTTAGTAGTATCGTTACCAGTTATCCAAGCTATTAATCCAGTGCTATCGCCAGAAATAATTTTAACATAATGACCTAAATATTGATTTGTGGTCATTGTCAAATTAGTACTCATTCCCAAAAATGGCGATGAATTATTTGCAGTAGTTTTGCCAGCAATTTCTAAAGTATTTTTCTTAATATAAACTTCTGTACTTAATTTCATTATACGATGTTATTAATTAGTTTATTTGCAAAGTCAAACTCTAAAGTATAATTAATAGTTTTATCATTAAGAGATGTTTTCTTTTGCATACTTGTGGTCTTAATTGTAACCGGTGTTGCTGGGTTTAACAATATAGTATCGCTTAACATCATTTGCTCAATCCACTCGTAATAATCTTCTGTAACCCATCCAGTATTTACTTTTAAACTTCCATTTCCGTTTATATTAAATGGCTTTGTCTGTCCTTTACGATAATCATAATCAACCTCTTTTTGCATTAAAGCATAATCGCTATTTTTAACATCAATAGAATTGTAACTTGCTTTGAAAAATGCAAATTGATTCCAACCTCCTAGCTTATTTACGAACCACATTATTTGAATAGGGTATTTAGGCTCACATATTTTTTCAGTTTCTATTTTATAAATATTTCCGTATTTTTCACTATATATTTCAACTCTTACACTTTCTTTATATATTAAAGGAATTGCGTAATTAAAAAAATCATTATCTCCAGAATAAAATATTTCTCCTTTTAAAGCAGCTTCATCTTTATCTATCCATATAGCAGTATATTCATCTGATGTGTCTTTACATATAAAATTATAATAAGGTATAGTAGTACTCCAATATACTTTTATTAATGGATTTGCAAGTAATAAATAATCTTTTTCTAGTGCTGGATAATAATTTAGTCCCTGTTCTACTGTTGAATATCCATTTACTGCACAAAAAGAAACTGTATCTAACAAAGTAAATTCAGTTTCATTTGTTTCATAAAAAGTCTTGTATTCTCCTATGCACCATTCCTTATTATCGGCTTGAGTTATTGTACTTGACGAATATTGCAATTTAAACTTATCTATAAACTCTAAAATAAATGGCGATATATTATAATTGGTTTCTCTTTGTGTTACAGATGCAATTCCTTCACTCATTATATAAGTTGCATTTGTAGGTCTTGTACCTCCCTTATTCCAAAGTCTTAATTCAACCTTTGTTCTTATTTGGTTTGCCTCGTTTATAACAACTTGATAAGGACTTCTAGCTAATATTACATTTATTGCCATATTATTTATTTGTTATTGTATAATCTATTAATGTTTCTATATCGTCTCCAAATGCTTTTATTAAATCTGTATCTATGTATTTTTTATATCCAGCTTCAAATGGTTTTGTAAAAAATAAAGAAGGTTTAATTCCCCTTGCCCATACATTCTTTGCTATAATATAACCTATTGATTTATAATTGCCTTTTACAAATTTACCTTTTGCATCACGTAATCTTATGTTTCTAAACTTTGCCCATTGTTCAAATGGTGCTGAAGGTATTCTTCTTTTAAATTTAAATCTACTATTCGGTGCTTGTTGCCCTTTTACTTTTGCGTTAGGTGATACTTGTGTTGGGTCTGCACCTTTAACACCTTCATCTTGATAAAAACCATAATCAGGCATACTAAAGCCTAATAAGAAATAATCTTTTTCAAATAGTATTTCACCTTTAATATTATTATAAAGTTGTTTAGAAACGTTCTTATTGCTTTTAGAAAGGTTACTTCTTGCTTGTTGAATAACATATTTCTTATATGCTTCTAAAACTTCTTTTGTAGATGTTAAATTATTAGCATTCATCTTCACAACTTGTCATTTCATTAGCAACCATAACATCAAATGTAACTGTCCAACCAGCTATCTTATTTTCAAACCTATCTACAAATGGTTCACAATTTGGTGTGCCTTGTAACTGGTATAAATCATCATATAAAGTTCCACGTCTTAATACTTCTAATAATCTATTAATAACCATTAGTTGTGTATGTAATACATCTTGTTCATTATCATTTGTTAAAAACTGGTCTGTTTGTTCAGTCTTACTAAAGTCAACAACATCCATACATAGAACTGATATATTAAACAACCAAGTGTTGCCATTGTATGTAGCATTGTTTACAATAATATGCGACAAAGGAAATATAGTTTGCTTGTTTAAATCTATTTCAAATATATCACCAGATGAAACTGTATTTACAAATATATCTTTATATAGTTGGTCTTTTATTGCTGTTGTTATTTGATAAAATCCTTTCATTATTTACTTCTTATTAATTCAGTTTCTATTTCGTTCTTTTCTTTTTCAAATGTTAAAAATGTTAATGCAACTGAAAGTTTAAGTCTGGAAACATCTTCAAATCTTCTAACGTCTCCTTGAGCAATAGCATAGAATGATGAATACCAACCCCATTTACTTCCAAATTGTGATTGTTTACTATATTCTGAAATTCCTGATTGTTCTCCAAATAGTGTATCGTAGACTTCAGTAATTCGTTGCCTAAATTGTAAAAAAAAACCACAGCACCTAATACAACATCAACTGGTGCATATTTCATTGCATCACAATAAGTATAGCTTCCATTGTATTCTTCAATCTGATATTTATCTTTTAACTTCTTTGTTATTGGTCTATATAAAACTGCCATAGCATTATGCATCTTATCCCAATCACTTATGTATTTATCTAAATCAGTATATTCACCTAATGTTATTTCATCAAGGTTAGTTATAAAACCAAATTCAGTATTACCTAATTTAAATGTTTTTTTCAAATCATATTTTTGTGTGAATAGATTTGATAGGTTACTTGTTATTTCATTAACATCTTTAAAACTTATTTTAGCAGCATTCTTTAAATCTATACCACAAAATATTTCTACCATTTTATGTTGAAGGAAATCACCATCAGGATTATCTTTAGCTATTGATAAAAACTTTTGATACTGCTCTAATGTTATTTCATCTAAACTTGTTGGTATTGTAATCTGTAACTTCATTGTTTTTTATTTAAAAATAAAATAAAGTCTAAATTGTATTAAACAAAAAAAAGACCTACATTTCTGTAAGTCTTAATTCAACCATTATTAACCAAAATTTAAACCAATTCTTCTATACTTTCTATTTTACGATATACTAATCTTTTATCTAAAAATTGTTTCATAGCATCTAATTCATTTAATGCTTCTATAATAATTTCTACATCTGTGCTTTCATCATTACGTTCTGTCCAGTAAGTTATTATATACTTTGTCATATATGTTTTCATTTTATTTAATATCCTTTTAAATTTACATTTATATTTCTTGTTTGAATTTTATTATTTGAATTACAAAACCATACTTTATAAGTAAATGAAGTTTTACCTTCTTTTATTGTTTCTACGTTTGTACGTTCACCTAAAGAAACTTCTAATAAATCAGCTTTGATTGTCATTAATTGGTATGCTTTGTCTTGAGTTGTCATAATTTCTGTTTTTTTGTTTGTTTTAACTTGTACAAATATATAAACATTTTATTAACTAAAAAACTATTTACAAATTTTAACAAAACTTTAACATTTACAAATGTTTTATATTATGTACATAAACTACAATATTGTTTTAAATATAATACATTTAACTTTCAAAGTTTTCATCATATATCATTCCAATATGCAAATCAATTAATGCTAAACACTTTCTTTTTATTTCTTTAATCTTATACGTATCTTTTTCATCAATCATATACGTATCAAAACCTTCAACTGCATTTAAAGCACTATTGCACATAGATATTATTTCATATCTTGTATCTGCTGCTTCAAATTCCATATTCTCAAATATATCTTCTTCTTCTTTCATTACTTTTTGTGTCAATATAAACCCTAATTTTAATAGTTATGTTACAACAAAAGGTAATCACTTGCCACACTATACATTTGTTTCATTTTCTTTATTTCACCTACGTTTCTTGGTAAGTTAATCTGAACTTCTTTATTAGTCATATGATGTATATAACATTGTATTGCTGCTATTATTTGTCCGTAAGTCATTAGTAAAATGATAATATAATGTTATTTTGCATATATTTTAAATATTAAAAGTATTAAATACACTTAAAATAACAATATAATGTTATTAATATATGAAATAGTTTCCTTTATGTGGATTTTCTAATTGACTTGTCATTGCATAACGCATAGCATCTATTGCGTGGTTGTATGCATCTATTGGTCTATTCATTTTCACACCTGTTTTATCTGTTTGCCAAATGTAGTTTCTTAATTCGTTAATTAAGTTCTTGCTTCTTGATGTAACATAAACTTTGTTTTGATTAATTAAATTAAGACCAAATAAGATACTATCTTTTCCTTTTGTAACTGGTAATACATTATGACCATAACTATTTAATTCAGCTATTGATTTTGGCTCAGCACTATCAGCGTAAACAATTTCGTTTACATTATTTGCTTTTAACAAATTAGATATTTCACTATTTAATAAACCCTTTTTATAAATTACTTCATCAAATATATATGCATCATTGTATTTATACATAGTTACTAATGATGTTGGGTCATTTGAATATCCAAAATCCATTCCGTAACATAATATTCTTGCATCAGTTGGTAAATCTATTTCTTGCCAATCTGGAATACATACACCTTCTAAACTTCCTGTTTGACCTAATCCATAAACTTGCCACCAGTTTGCCCAATATGTAGATGTTAATGCTTTTACTTTAGCTGCTTCTATTTCATTTACTATTGTTTCTGATAATGCTTCATTGTCTAAATAAGTCAATGTAATAAAATCAGTATCGTTTTGCGTTAGTATTTCTTTATCAACCCAAAATGCTGAAGTAGGATTATAATCTAACCATATATCACCTGATGTTCTAATTGCTAATTGATAGTAACTTTCAAAATCTATATTGTTGCACTCGTTTACATATAAAATGTTTCTTCTTGCACCTCTTAATTTATCTGGTTGGTCTACACTAAAAAATTCAATATAACTTCCGTTTGCAAATGTGTACTTTAAAGTACTTTTATTAAACTGTGCATCATTATACCTACCTAATGCCATTATAATCTTTAAGAAGTCTTTTAAAGCACCTCTACGCAAATGTGGTATGCTTTCAGATACTACACTTATTTCTAAATTTGGTTCTTTAATTGCTTTATCAATTAACAAAGGCAGAATACCAAATGTTTTACCAGCTGATGTTCCACCTCTAATAACTTTAATACGCTTCTTTAAACGCAATAACTTTTTAATTGCAGTAGTAAGTATAAACTCCATAAGATAGTTTCTTAAACCTCGTCTAAATCAATATTAAATATAGGTTGCTCATTACTTACAGTTATATCTTTTGTTTCTCTTGGTTTACCAGCATAGTAGTTATAAAATAATTGTGTGAATTTAAAATCACCATTTGCCAATCCTTTTTCTAATGCTGCAAATGCTAAAGGTTCTAATGGTGTAAGTTTCTCAATCAATGCTACTTCTTCTGCTTTTGGTTTACGACCACCATTTGAATGACCACCATTATATTTTCTTTTATCTTCCATAATTGAAATTTATTGAGTTCAATTTAAAAATAAATAAAACTTATAGTTGTTTATATAACTTACCTAATTCAATAGCTATTTCTTTCCAATCAGTTCTACCTTGTTTGATATAACCAGCTACTACAAATCTATTATATGCTTTTGTGTATTTATTAAATAATATGTATGCTCTTTGTTCTGGTGTCATAAGTTTTCTATTTCTTGTTTAACATTAATCCAATATCTTTGTCTAATATTTGGAACTTCAAATTGTGTTTCATAAATTAATTCATCAACTGCTATTAATGCACATTGTTTTGCAAAACTTATAGGAACATATAAATGTTTACCTAAATTATAATATACTAAAGTTATTTCTTCTGCTTTTTCTTTTGGTGTCATAAGTTCACTTGTATTTTCATTGTTGCACAACTCATTTTGTGATTATCATTTTCTAAATTGCAGTGTATACATTTACCATTAGGGTAAAACATTTCACAATTATCTGCATCACCTTCCCTATTGAATATTCCATACGATTGCCATACTTTTGATGCTGGTGCTGTAAACCTATAACAGTATTTTTTTGAAGGGCATAAACTATCATTACATTTTGCTATATCTGCCATAACTAAAATTTTATATCTATTATTACTAATGCTATTGCTATTGATATTTCATTTTTACCAATTACAATTCCTAAACTAAATCTATCTGTGTAGTTTGTTTCTATTCTCATCTTATTAAAGTTTAATGTTTCTATTCATTTTATATAATGCTTGTAATCTTTCTACAATTATTTGCCATTGTTCTGTACCTTCTGTTTCTAATAGTAATTGTTGTATGTTGTTTACTATGTTGTAATTGTTTCTTGGTTTTTGTAGGTTAGTAATTGTTTCTTGCAAGTTTTCTATTTCATTTGATAGTTTCATTACATCTATTTGTAAACTTTGTATGTATTCATCTTTTGACATATCTAATATATGTTCTGGTGATGCATAATTTAATCTTTGCATTATTTGTTTTCTAAATAGTTTTAGTGTTGGATTAAACTGCTCAAACATATCATAGTTCTTTAATGAATGTAATACTGTTGCGTGGTCTTTTCCTACTGAAGCACCAATAGATTTTAAAGACTTCTTTTTATCTATTTGCTTTAATACTTTATAATAGATTGCTCTTGCTTCTATTGTTTCTCTTTTGCGTGTAACTTCATTTATATCTACACCTGTTATTTCTTGTATTGCTTTTTTTAATTGTAATGTTATTTGCGTTTCCATCTAATTTTTATTTTTTGTTTTTTACTTTGTTTTATTAATTCTGTTAGTACATTAAATAATACTATTTCTAATGCTAAATGTATTCCCTGACATTCTTCGTATAATTCTTCAGCTTCATATTCTTTTAATATAAACCTTATTTGTTCAATAGTCATCCCTTGTTCTATTTCATATAAGGTAATATTATAGTGTTCTGTTGCTATATCATTCATTAAAACAATGTAGTTTGATTTGTATTAATGTTTGCCCAATGTATTTTTAAATCATTCCTTCCATCTGGTTTTATTATATGTTGGCATATATTATCACCCCATAATTCAACCATTTTTAAACACATATCTCTTTCAATACCATTAACATCATAAGCTATTTCTTTTAAGCCACCTTTGTTACTTCCATTAGGTGGTACACTAAAAGCGTAAAATGTATCCCTACCAGTTTTATTTCCTGATTTTATTGTTTTTATACAAAAGTCCCTATCTACTTTTAGTTTTAAATCTAAATTATATCTTAAACCCATTGTTAATTTATTATCAATATAAACTGCAGAGTCACAAAATGTATTTTCAATTAACCTTTTATTTGCTGACCAAGCATATTGCCTATATTCTAAAGCACCTACTGCAATATTATTTTCTTTAAAAAAATTTTTTGAATTATTAAGGCAAGTTTCAAAATCAATTCTATTTAATTTAGTACCTTCTCTTTCATAAAAATAACTAATATCATCATCTAAAACCCAATAATCTTTTACATTATCTTCTTCTGATTTTATTTTAATAAAGTTTCTTGCATAAGCTAAACCTTTATTGTTTTCTGGTAATTGCAATATATTAAAATCATTATATTTATTTTTATATTGTTGGTATTCTTGTGGTTCTACAATTATATAAAGATTTTTATAATTACCTATTAAATCAACTGTTTTGCAGTTATCATACCTTCCTTTAGTTGTTACATATATAAATAATTCTTCCATATTAAAATAATTTAGTTTGTTTAGTTATTTTTTCAATACATATCCTATCTGCTTGTTTCTTACTTAATAAAAAACCTTTTTCAATACCATTCTTAATACTTTTAAACCCATCGAATAATGCTGGTTTATTAAATTCATAATACTGCTTTAATTGTTTTGTTGAAAATATATAAAACAAATCTTCATTACCTATAACATATAACCAACTTTGATTTTTATAAATACCTGACTCATATTTTGTATAACCATAATCACGTTCAACACTTATAAATAAATTACCAGTTTCAATAAACCTTTGGTCATTTTTTATTTCAATACCTTGTCTATTTTCACCTTTTTCAATTTGTTCTTTTAATAAAGTATAATGGCTTAAGTTAATGTTTTTTTGTTTACTAAACCAATCCATAATAAATGATTCAAATTCGTACCCTTTTTGTAGTTTAATTGTTGTTTCCATATTTATAAATTTAAGTAACCTGTTTTATCCATTTTCATATTTAATAATTCTTCTGCTGGTTGTTTGCATTTATACATATATTCTCTATAATATAACACAAAACTAATGCGTAAGAAGTTTTCATCTGTATTTATAAAATCTGTATTTCCGTGCCATTGATGCACATCAACAAAAAGCATATCAGTATTTTGTAAATCTATTGCTACTTTATATTGTGGTAAACAAAAATAACCACCAGTCCAATCGCCTTCACGATATGCAATTAAATTACCAAAACCATCTGGATAATCACCAGCGTCTTGGTGTACTGCTGTTCTAAAATTTTTATTAACTGTTACAGTAGTAAATGAAGTATCATCTATAATATAATTTTTATTTGTACCATCTGCTATTGCTTTTTGTTTTGCATAATGTGCTGGGCAAAGTTCTTTATATTTATTATCTACAAATTGTACAAACGGAATGCCCTGTTTAAATTTATCAAAATAGTTTTTTGCAAATGCAGTTTTCCTACAATATTTAACCATAGCTGATGAGTCCATATAACCTACACTACCTGACTCTACTTTATTACCTACTGTTATATTACTAACTGAACCATCTTTACGAATACGTTTATGGCTGCTGCCAGAAGCATAACCTCTACTTTCAGTTACTTCTATACTATCTTTAAATGAATTTACACCCAACATTAATGTTTCTAATGGCATAGCATTTTTTCTAAATCTAAATAATAAATTACCATTTACATCATAACCATCAGCATCTTCTGTAATTAATAAATCATAATTTTTTTCATTAAGGTATTTACCTTTTAATTTTTCTGTTTGTTCGTCAGTTAGTTGTTTTTTTAATTTATAAGTTTCCATATCTTTCTTTTAAAATAATTAATAATAAATCACTTAAATTTCCTTTTTGCTGGTATTCTAAACCAAATTCTTTTTTAATACCTTTTTTGCATAATGCTTTAAATTCTTTTAATTCTTCTGTACTAAAATATAACAATGTAGTTGTAATTTCAGTATTGTCTATTGGTGAATTATCTACACCCCAATCGTCTTCAAATAGTTTCATAATATTTTATTTTATAATTCTTCCGTTTAATGGAAATAATTCAGTTAGTACTTCATTACCTTTTTTAATTTTTTTTCTTTTAATTATTAAATCTTCAGTTAATAATTCTTTTTGCCTACCTAAATAACCAAATACATCTCTATCTTTTTTGCATACTAAAGAACCAATATATTTTTTATCTAAAGTATAATAATCTTTTGAGTAACCTACTATTTCAAATTCCATTTTTAGTTGTTTTTAATTTCTTTGTAAAAGTATTATTTAATTTAATTATATAAAATTAATTAACATTTTTTTAACTATAAAATCCCTCTTAAAACATACTGGTTTAAATCCATATCTTCTTCACCAAAGAAGTATTTATAGTTAGATATTGCTTGTTCTAACTTTGCTTCACCTTTAGCATAAAATTCATCACTACATTCAAAGATTGCTATATCTAAACTACCTTTGTCTATTGCAACAAAAAGAAAGTCATCAACATCAAACATCTTTTTATATAAATATGCTTGTAAATCATAGCTATATTTGTCAGCACTATATCTAAAGTCTTTAACACCTGTTGTAGTTTTTAAATCTATAATCATATTTGGTTTTAATATATCTGCTTTTGCTCTAAATGGTATTCCATCAATCATTTCAATAGCTGGTATTTCAGTTTGTGATTTACTCATTAAAGATACAACTTCATTGTTTTTCATTAATGCATCAGTTAATCTTTCAGCATCATTGTATTCTTTTCTTGTGTATACTTCTAAACCTTGTTCTTTAGCCAGTTTGTATTCTTTTCCAGCTTTAGTTGCTACATCTACAATAACTAAATCATTTAATTTGTGTGGTTCTAAAATCATTGTGTGGAATAGTTTACCATCACGTAATGCTTGGCTTTCATCTGAACCATATTGTGTAACGTATTTATAAGTTTTAGGTGAACTAATAAGCATTTTAGCTGATGAACTACTTAATGCGTTTTTACCTAAATAACCATAGTAGAAACCATCATCATACATATTATCTAATAGTTCTTGTTTATTCCATTGTTTGTTGTCAAATGTTGTTATCATCTTATCTAATTTTAATGTTGTTTAATAATTCATAGGTGTTATCCATATCTAATACTTCTCTAATTTGTTGTGCATAATTATCTGATGCATTCCATTCGTTAATTAAATCTTGCTTAATTGAATTAATTAATGTAATTTGAAATGTATTATACTCACCTGTTGTTTTTAAAAGTAAATCTAATTTTTCAATAATTTGTGTTTTCATAATTTTATAATTGTTATTGTTAATAATACTAATGCTGCTATTACTGCCCCTATTAAAATTCTTGTTGCTTGTTTTAATACAAAATCTAATTCTTTTTTATCTTCTGGTGTCATATTAAATTGTTTTTATAATTCATAATTTCATTTTTAACTTTATCCCAATATTGTAAATCTTTATATTCAATAATATTTAATACTTCATCAACTACATTTAATGCAGATAAAATACCTTCACGTTCTGCTTGACTTGTATTCCAATAAGTAAACTTATTAATCAACTGTATTGCTTTCTCTTGTGGTGTCATATTAAATTACGTTTAAAAGGATTAATGAACCAGTGAAAAATACAACCCATAATAATAATGCTAATGCGAAATCTTTTAATAATGTTTTCATAATGTTTGTGTTTTTAATTGTTAATTGTTTAGCAAATATAATACTTATTTTTAATTATAAACAACTTATTAAAACTTTAACATTTTTTTAACAAAAAAGGATAGCTATTAAACTATCCTAATTTTCAATTTGCAAATCGCAATTTGTGTTGTATTGCTCGTATCTTATCATTTATCTTTTCATCATTTAAACCTTTTAAATAAAGTGCTTCCCTTTTCTTTAATAGATTTGTTAATATAAATTCTAATTGTAAAGTTTCAAATTCTATTTTTGTTTCTCTATCCATTGTTCCTGTTCTTTTCTTAAATATTGTAATTCTCTTTCTAAATAGTCAATAGCTTTTTCCAAGTCTTTAATATGTGTGCCTTTGTGTTTTGCTCTGGCTACATATTTAATTACATTTCCTTCATTAAAGTTTAAATCATAGTCTTTAATAAAATCAATAACATCATAGTTTTTTTTGTTGTCGTAGTGTAATGGTACTCCTATCATAATTGTATATCTTTTAATTTTAATTCTTTTGCAAAATTTTCTATTT